GTCCAGCGAATATGGAAGCGCATCAATGCTGCTAGTAAAGTTGTCTAAACTGGGGGTGCCTGTAGCCATTAGCTACACCTATGCCGCTGAGATGTCTAAATCACCAGAAGAAATCTTTAGAATATCACCCGAATCTATCAGCTTTCCTGTAGTAAAAGCCCCGTGGATCAAAAGATTACCGCCTGAGCTTGCATCGAACAAACCAAAGTGGCTGACCACGCCCCAGCTTGCTGTGGCTGCTGAAAACTCAATAGCTGCGCTGTTGTCAGCAGTTCCAGAAGCCGCTGCGTTGAACGTAGCCGCTACACGAGTATAACCGTTGCCAGTCAACTCTGTGCCGCTGTTGTCATCAGCAAACGTGGCAGTTGCCAAGCCAACATACACAGCCGATGGCATCGTATATGCGCCAGTTCCTAAGATATGGTCGAGAATCTCGTTCTCTAGGTAATCACTCATTGCAGACATGTGTTACTTCTCCGCTGTTACATTCTGCCGTAAGTAGACAGATTTAGTTTGTAGTGGCCCTGTGCCATAGTGTGAACGCTCTTCGTCCATCCGCACCTCATTTATAGCACGAGTGAACTTCTCATCATACTGCGCGGCTCTCTGCTCATCCAACAGATACACATATGCTTCTGTTAGTGCGCCGTACAAATATAAGTCAGGTGAACGTATAAACAGTGTAGGAGTGCTAACATCAGACAATGTATCAACATTGCCAATGTAAATGATCTCCATTGTGTAACCACTGTCTGGTATAGGACGAACTTTCATCTCCTTACCAACTATGCTGTAGCCTTTTGGTTTGCCCTGACCATTGCTTGAATACTGCGTATCAAGTCCTGTAGGTGATGCGTAGGACAGCACCGTCAGTGGGCTTGTATTCAGCTTAACTTCTCTGACCTCACGCAAATCTGTCGGCAGAGCAATATACTCATCACCAGCTACAAGCGTTGCCTGTACGCGCTTCTCTTGCTCACGAGTTTCCAACTCACGATTAATACGCGCTTCAGCTAACTGAATAAAGTTAGGTATCTGTGCGGTTAAATCATCACGAGCCAGAAAGTTGGCGATAGATGTCTGTAAGTCTGCGTAAGATGCAATAGCCATTAAACTTGTCCACCACCAGTTCTAAAGTCGCGGTTCTCGCTGTCGTTCAGCCACTGCTTCCACGCCTTTGGGTTTTCGCTTGGCTTGCCAAACTTTTCTACTAGGTGAGCATACACGACATTCGGTATTTCTGCCACATGCTGCATGTGCTTCTGGGTTCCGCGCAAACTGCCCGGACGCCAATCATTATTCATCTGACTGTTCAGCTTCATCAACGTGTCAAAGTTCTGCGTAGACTGGATGCGCTGAGAACCGTCAGTGTCAGTAACTAAGTCAATCTTTTTGCCTGTAACGGCATCATTAATTAGTGATCTTTTCATACTTTGCCCCAATGAGATGAAGGGGCGGCAGAACCGCCCCCTCTAGTGTTATGATCCGCTCAGACCGATTACGGCTGCGTGGGCTTTAGGTGCAAGCACCTTCAAGGCCCATTCAGTCACAATCTGGAACTTCTCTGCGTCACCTGTTGGTGCAATTTCGTTTTCAGAGAAATTACGGCCATTGATGGTGCAAAGTGCAGCGAAGTCTGGGTCGATCAAGAAGACCTTGTCGTCACCCATAAAGCGTGAAGGAGCGACTTCCAATGTGCCGAAGTCAGTCAAGAAGACTGAAGTCGAACCAACGTAGGTCACTTCCTTGGCCGCTGTCATGTTGACATCGTTGCTGACCAAGTTGCCAGAAGCTGACAGGTCTGAGAAGTTAGCCCGGTTCGCGGCTGAACACGCCATAATTTTTGGCGATCCACCGTCTGTCCAAGCTGCTTGCATTGCTGTCTCAATCTGAGCCAGTGTCAACGCACGAGCAGTACCAGTCAGATCAGCTACGTCTGTGCCATCGCCAGTAGCGAAGGCCATATCACCCGGCGAATCACCATTGGTGATCCAAGTGATGAGTGATGCTGATTTGCGAGGGTCTGAACCAGAACGAGCCACGTTTGTGTCACCGATTGCTTTTTCGATGTCACGACGAAGTTCCAATGATTTCAGTACCTTCTGGTACGCTACTTCACGATCACGGCCAGCTTTTTCAACTGCATCAAGGGTCTTTGATACAGCTACTGCTTTGACTGAGATCTGATGGTAGTTGCCCAGACGGCTAGTAGCCGTTGGAGCAGCAACGCTGGCGTCTGCACCTTCGTTGACGTAGTTAGTAGCTGACGCGGCGGCCAATTCCTGAACTTGCCATTCGGTGAAGATACCGTTTGAGGTTTCCTTCTTCAGTGCGCTGAAGATAGGTGTTTCATCGGGGTCAATCCGATAGATGACATCGGCAAGCTGCTCGCGCTCACCAATAGCTGAAGATGTGGTAAAGGTACTCATTTAATTGCTCCTTCTAAAAGCTAGTTACCCATCAAGTATGATACGGCTGCATCTACAGACCGCTCTTTATTGAGGCGGCTCATAGACTGTTGCCGTGAACGACTTGCAACTTGTTTCTTTGTGCGTGGCTGTCCAGCTTTAGCCATCTTAGGAGCTTGTCTTGTGCGTTTCTTAGCCGTGGGTTTCTTACGCTGTAGATTGTCCCACTGCATCGCTTTGTACAAAAGTTCCACGGCTCTAGCGTCTGTAGCCTGTGCAACTTCTTGTTCGCTAAATCCGATGTTACGAGCATACTCAACTACTTCAAGCCGCTCTTTATTCCGAACATCGTCATCCTTCCATTTAGGGATGCGATTTAGCATGTCAGACCGTTGCGCTCTTAAATGCTCTTCAAGCATTTTTTGCTGTTCAACAGTCTGCTGTTGAGACAGTGCCTGTCTCTCTTGCTCCACTTTTGCGAGGTTGGCCTGTCGATTGTCGTACTCTGCTCTAATCGCGTTGTACTCTTCAGCCGTGACCTCTTTTGCTAATGAGACCCAATCAGGTTCCTGAGGAATTGTCTGTTGAATCTGCTGTGCCAGCACATCAAGTTGCTGTGCGTAGTAGTCTCTTGCTTGCTTTGCTTCGGCTGCTTCTTTCTCAGCAGCTTTCCGCATTTCGGCGGCTTCCTGACTACGCTTTGTAAAAGCCTGTTGTCGCTGATAACCTTGTAGGGCTTCGTCAAGGCTGACCTCTATTTCTTCACCATCTACTTTGACAGTGTAGACTGTTTCTTGAGGTTCCTCTTCTCCGTCCTCGTAGTCATCTTCTTCTTCAGACTCTTCGACATCATAAGCATCATCCTCATCATCCTCGTAGGATTCAGCCTCTAGCTGAGTGTCCTCTTCGGTGACTTCGGCCTCTGCCTCCATCGGTTGAGGAGCTTCTTGCTCCTCTGGTCGCTCTTCCTCTACCTTATCCGGGATGGGGGTATTTAGAAGGCTAACTGCATCATTTAATGAAATAGACCCGGTTCCTTGCGGATTGTCGGACATAACTTATTTCCTTTTCTCAAATTGTTGGCGTTTGTGCAACTCCTGTAATGTTGCTTTTGCCAATTTTCCATCTTCCACTACCTTGTGAATGTAGGTCTTAACTGCTTCCAAGTTCTGACAAAGCATATATAGGCGCTCTCTAGCTTCCGTGTCACCTATGCCGCTCTGCTTCCAAGCACTCGTAAATTCGTTCTCTAAATACTCAAAACTTTCTATGAATATTTCATTGCGTAATACGGCCTCTGCCTTGTCGGCTCTAGCCATCTGTTCCCTTGCTTTTCCTTCGTTCATGCTAGTAACGTGTATCCTTGTAAGTTATACGGGTCTTGAAATATGCCAGCCTGTGTTCCAGCACGGCGGCGGTATTCTAAATTTGCTGCCTCAAATTCTTCCGGGGTCATAAATCCTGTGCCGTAAGTTGATGCAAAACCGCCCAAGTCTTCTGGTGCTACATCCAGCAAGCCCATACGAGCGTATGTGCCGGGTTCATATGTGAAACCGTCACCGCCTACTGTTTCGCCTACTGTTTCGCCTACTGTTTCGCCTACGTTAGCTAGTGGTGCGGAAACACGACATGCTTGTATGTCAGCATCGAATACATAACCTTCTGGGCATTGCTGCTCTCCAGTTACTGGGTTCGTTTGCGTTGGGACGATTTCTCTTTCTGGGCCATCTCCTTGTGGCCCGGCACCCGGCCCTCTTCCAAAGCCAGTATAAACGCCACCAAGATCTGCCTCTGTTGTGGGTTCTGGCATAAGGCTAGTAAGCAATCCAGCAATACCGGGCGTAAAACCAAGAATGCTTGGCCCTGTAAAACCAGTAACTTTTCCAGTGTCATCAAAATCATAATTATAAGCACCAGTAAAGAACGGCGAAGTAGGGTCTAACATAGCTTTCATATAAGATGGCATTGCTTTAAACTGCTCACGAGTTAATCCAGCCATTTTTCTTGTGCCACCTATATTGCCTAAAGCCTGACTAACAGCCCTATCTAATTGGGCTTTTGTAGCTGCGCCATAGTCGGTCTCATCAAACGCTTGCTTTAAGCCAGCAGCTTTCTCAGCCGCTCTTTTTGCGGCGGTTTCTTGTGCGAGTTTAGCATTTGCTGCGGCTATTCTTTGCCTAGCGGCTTCACCGGCTGCTTGCCTTTCTCTTTCTTGCGCTGCTTCTCTTGCTCTATCAGCGGCCCTATCTCTAGCAGCTTGCGCCGCATCTCTATCTTCGCTTCTGCCATCATAATCTCTGCCACGTCCCCCAAATCCGCCCTGAGAGCGACCAGCGTCTGGGCCGCCATAAAAAGCAGGGATACCCATTGGCCCCGGCTTTCCCGCGCCGCCGTTGTTCATAAGCAACTGTGCCTCATCTGGTGTGATGTAAGCCAGTAAGTGGTCTTGACCGCGAATATCTACGCGGCGTGGCGGATTATTGCTTTTCATCTTATTCGGCATTTTACACTCGCGGTAGGTTGGTTGAGATTTGTGAATCTGTTACAGCTTTCGCCATACGCAACTCAGCTTCGGCTTGCAACTCCTGACGGCGTAGTTCCATCTCCATCGTCATTCGCTCACGCTCTAGCTGAATATCGGCTTGCATCTTCTCACGCTTCAACGCCAGTTCTGCTTCCATCTGCTGCTGCTTCATAGCAATAGCTGGATCTGGCTGTGGTGGCTGCTGCTGTTGTTGCTGTTGCTGCATCTGTATCTGCTGTGGGCTGCTAAAGAACATATCAGCGTCCTTGAAGCCACCAATCTCAGCAATGCTGCGAAGTGTGTTTACATACTGAGCCATAGTTACAACAGGATTGCTTGGCCCTAACTGCATCAATATCTGCTCTTGCTTTGCAGCAATCTGTGTCAGGAACGCAATCTTCTGCTCATCATCAGCCGTTCCAAGCCCTACCTGTACTACGACATCGTATTCGCTTGTCCACTCACGCGGGTCAATCGGCACAAAGTTATTACGCAAACGCACAATGCGCGGCTTGTTGTCGTACTTTGTGACCAAGTGCAAAATGCCTTTAAATAGCGATTTTACGCCTGTCTCAGCCATTGTACGCGCATAGCTTTCCAGCTTTACCTGTGCGCCACGAACTGTCGCACTAATGGCGCTGGCGGTCGTTGACTGCAACGCATTTGCATCTAAGCCCTGTGATGCTTTGCTCATGCCTGTACGCTGCTCTTTGATGTTGTCCAGATAATCCATCAAAGGCCGTACTTCTCCGCCTACAGGTGTGCCTGTAATGGCTTGCACCATACCGGGCTGACGAGCGCGAATGATGCCGCCAGCAGTACCCTCAAGCAAATCATCTAGATTCACCTGACCTTCAACAGCAACCATACGAGGCAGTGTGCTGGTGTAAACGCTGTCCAGATACTGACGCATCAGTGTTGACTTGATAACCTGTAGGTCTTCAGTCATGTCGTAGATACTGCGGCCAATCAGGCGGTGTGGCATCAATACTGGCGATACCACAGCAAACGGCACATGATCGAATGGCTCGTTATGCAGAATGTGTGTGCCTTCAGCACCGATAGCACAGATACGGCGGCGTTCAGCAATGCCATCACCGTCATAATCAACCTTCATAATGCACTCGTAGTACACGACCTCGCGCAATGTCGGGTCAGCCGCGTCAGTGCCTGTATTAGCTTCTAAATCTTGGAAACGATTTGTGCGTTCTTCATCAACATCCAGATCTGACAAACCAGCGTGTGCCTCTACCTCTTCGCGGTCATAGCCCATAGCTACCAAGTCTGACACTGTCATTGTAGTGCGGTGGGCAACGAAATACGCCTCATCTAAGCTGGTAGCACGGCGATTAACCAGAAACTCTTCCGGCGGTACGTTTATGACCTTAATCTTGCCTTTACGCTCCGTAACACGCACAGACAGATCATACGAACTTTCAAGAGGCACCACCGTTCCGTCATCTTCCATATACGAATTAACAACGGTTTCTTGCTGCTCAACCACTTCAACATCTGGGTTAGCCAGTAATACGGCAAGTTCGTTTTCATCAAGCCCGTTATATTCTTCCTCAGTGACATTTTCTTCCTCTTCATAGAAATACTTGACCACACCAAGACGAAACAACAAGGCGTCCTTGAACCAGTTATACAGGATTTTATAGCCTTCATTGTCGTGGTTGATTATGTAATTTACATAGTCACTGACTTGCTCTGCACGTTCCATATCCTCTGCCGTGCGAGCGCTAAAACGTACATATTTGTCATTGGCTGTGAAGACGCGCATCAGGTTGGGCATAATAGCCTCAACTGTGTCTGCGACTTCTGTGCTTACTACAGATGATCTACCCTCTACCTCGTTGCCGAATGGCTCGCCAAGGTAGAAGTCCATAGCGCGAATACGCTCTTGAGAAAACTCACTGTCAAAGTGGTTCAGCGCATCGGTAATTTCCGAAGAAACAATGCTATTAAGTTTGTAATCATCCATATCTGGCATATTACTTTTCCTTCGGCTTCTTACGCCCATACATGCAAGTGCCGCTGGCCTTACACATCTTTTTAGCTACACAACCTTTACAGGCAGAAAAGCCAACATTTTCAACAGCTTCTAATACCGCAGATGCTGAAACGGAAGCCGTCACTTTCGCTTGGGCTTCCTTGCTTAATTGCAGTGGCCTACGACGCTGTGTGCGTGGCCGCATCATCACTCGTGTGTACATCAGTCGCTTGCAAAACTTCCTGTCATAACATTTTGACGATCTTTAGCTGCCTTTCTTTCTTGAGCAGCCATACGCTTTTTTGTTGCTTCTATGCGGCCTTCTGTCATAGGGCGCATTGAGGATGGTGTTCTGCGACCAGTAAATTTTTCAATAGCTGTAGGTCGTGGCATAGGCATAGCCATATTGCTTTTACTTTTGTATGTCATTTCTTTGCGGCCTTCTTTTTTCCAACTTTGCGAAGCGGTGATGTCATACCAACGCCTGTTGATGTTTTAACAGGAACAGATTCCGGCTCTGGTAATATAACAGGTTCTGCACCATTTTTATAGACTATGCAACGACCCGCTGGCTCACAACGCCGGGGCATAGGACAATTGTCACAAATATTCATGCTTTATTCCTTTTCTTGCCACTAGAAGTCACAGACCAGCTAACGCGCTTCGGCCCGGTTTTCTTACTAGCTTCTTTCTTGCTTATACGTCCAGCAACCTTTGCGGGTCTACAGGCTGGGTATCCACGCTTCTCGCCTTTAGAGCGACCACAGGGTTTCCCGGTCTTTACATCGACCCATTTTTCGCCGAACCATTTACCTAAACCCGCCTGTGCAGCCATTACGCTTTCCTTACACGATTGTCTGAGCCGCCCCACTTGCCGCCACGTTCTTTGTACCACTTTGCCGCATAAGCATTAGCGTAAGCTGACGGGTAAACATCAAACTTACGCTTTGCTGCTGCTATGGCTTTTTTCCACAGAGCGGGGTTTTTTGGAACTGATTTGCCAGCCATTACTTACCGTAACCTTTGCCTTTTTTCTTTCCGTATCCCATTATGTCCTCTTTCTGGCCTTCTTTTTGGCCGTTTCTGAAAGTTCACCAAAATGGTACAGCCGAACAGAATTTGCTGTATGCTTTGAGCCGCTATGCAAAGAACCGTCAGGCATCTTGTGCATACCGCCAGCATACTTTGTACCATCACGAAGATAATGCGCTACACCTTTTGCCATTACCATTTCACCTTATTAGCCCAATAGGCCGCTGAACATTTACCTTTGGCAATATTTTTCGCATGTCTTGCTTTGAAGGACTTGCGCCTCGCTTTTTCAGCCATCGTGCGAGGGTTTTTGCCAGCACCGCTAACGCCTTGCTGACCAAACCTGATTGTCTTAACGCTACCGTCTTCGCATTTTGCCACGACAACGTGGCTCTTTTTAGGATGATTAGGGGTGCGTTTGGGCTTATTATAGCCAGATACACCAGCGCGTTCCAGCCGTGGATCTCTAGGCATCGTATTTAACCTCTTGCACCTTCACGGATTCAAACGTGTCTTCAATCTCTTCCGTAGACAGCCCGGCTCTCAAGCCAGCATTAACTGCTACAGACATAGCCGCGTCCATCACATGCTGCCATTTTGCGTCAGAAGTGACAATAAGTCCAGCAGTGTGCATTTCCATCATCACCACAATGGCCTCGACCATCTCTTCATATTCTTCCTGAGTTTCTTCCAACTCAACCTCAACGTCAATTTCTAAGCCGCGCTTCGGAAACTTCAGAATATTGTCAGTCATACTACCCATCCTGTGTTTGGTTTAAGACTGCGCTTGCTACTATACCCTCTAGAGTAGCCTCCTGCAATCGCACCGCTTTCAGCAAAACTCAAAACAAACGCATCAGCCACATCCGGGCTACGCTGGCCCCTACGTTTCATCTCATCTTTGCTTTCTACCTTCAGTTTACCATTAGACAGATATTTATACCTAATGCCAGTGATCTCCTGTATCAAAGTCGCATCATTCGGGATGTTGCAATCCCTTGCCTCAAACCATTCACGGGCGTTCCAAAACAACTCATCTCTCAGCCGATTAAACCGCTCCTTCAAACTAGCAGTCTCCGACACAGAAATTGCAACGGCTGGTAAATCCAACTCGCGCAACCTGTCAGCCAAGCCAGCACCAATGCCAATAGCATCAATAAATATGCTTTGAGGACGCAACCGATATGTAGTTGCCTCAAACTCAGACAGCACAATACCAGCCATCTCCATCAAATCACGACCCTGATACGTCTTAATCGGCTCCAGAAGCACATTATCCTGACGCTTGGCTATGGCACTCCTGTCACCGCCGAATCTTGCAACGTCCACGCCCCAAACTACAGGTGCCGTGGGTGACGCTTCGACATCTCTCTTAGTCGCTTCTTCCACAAGATGTAGCGGTAACAAGACATCATCCGACTGGGTAGGGAACTGACCCAAGACACGAACTCTGTAAACATTGCTATCTTCACCGTATTTTTCCTTCATATTTTCCAAGAACTGCTCAGAAACAGTCGTGGCATCGTGGCAACTTACCGTCATAGTAAACCAGTTTTTACGCTGGCTATGATGGCTCTCATAGAAAAAACCCTCAGAACGTGTGGGGTTTCCGCACATTACCGTCTTAGCGCCGGGGGTAGACATAGCGCCTTCACCGACCTGAAAGACAACATCGGGAATACCTGACGCCTCTTCGCACAAAAACAGCATATTCTCTGAGTGAAAGCCTTGCAGAGCTTCTGGGTTCTCACGTCTGCTGGTTCTTGCAACGGCAAAGCTATCTGACGCACCCTTCAAGCTAATCTTGTCGCTCTTAAACTCTAGCAACTGCTTGAAACCTTCCGGCAACTGACGCGCCCATTTGTCGATCTCAGTCCACAGCACATCACTCAACTGGTGCGCCGTGTTCGCCGTAACAGCAACTTTGCACGGATAATGCGTTATCAGCCACCACAGCACGAGCCAGCTTTGAAATGCAGTCTTACCAACACCGTGACCAGATGCAATGCTCACCTTGTCATTGTTGCCTACCGCCCTCAACGCTTCGGCTTGCCACGGCTGGGGTGTCACCTTCAAAATGCTCTCAACGAATAGAACCGGGTCGTTGTGCAGCTTTACGAGCAGATCAGTGTTTTCGGTTTTTTTCACTTCTCTTCAGCCTCGCCCTCAATGGTCTTGTCAGCTAGTCGCTGTTGCTCTATCTGCGCTGCCGCCAGCTTCAACTCATCAACAAAGCTGACGACCTTATGCTCATGCTCGACCTTCTGGTTCTCGCCGTACAGCTTAGGATACAGCTTTGCCGCTCGCCACTTGTAGGTGTCGATGACCACACGCGCTTGCTGGGCATCCAACTCGCCGTACTTCATCTGCTCAATAGCGTCGTCAATGTCATCATCAATCTTCTGCGCTCGCAGTTCCATCGCAACACGATACTTGTCGCGGAACTCGCCGTCATCACGCAGCCATTTGCTGATAGTGGGAAACGTAGGCAACTTGCCACTAGAACACGCCTTACGCGCTGACAGGCCGTCAGACACCAGTTCTATGAACAAATCTTTCTGTTCGGCCATCTGTGCGCCAGATATGGGCGCGGGGCCTCTTTTCTTCGGCATATCTCACTCCTTATTTGCCAAATAACATCTTTAGTTTAGCAGTGCAAGAAAACTTGCAACGAATTTTGGGTGGCAGGGACGTTTTGGGTGGGGGAGATTGAAGGGGGGGGTGAGAGGGTGAGAGAGGGACTATTATATATTTATGCCGCCCCCCGCGCAGATTTGATGGGGGGGTGTGGTATCATAGCACCACATGCCGGGATGTTTTAACGTGTTAGCACATGAACACGGCCAACATTATGCGACAAAGATAATAAACATTATGCGACAAAACAAATCGCGCTAGGCTGCGCTGTGACGGCTTGCAACGACTGCCGATGACGGATCATACACGGCGGCACCCAAAGCCAGCCAGTGGCCTTCCTATGGCCTTTCGTGCGCGTTGTGGTATTTTATTACCGTATGACGCCCTCACCCCCACCACCCTCACCCATTCACCCACAACCACCACCACCACAAAAAACCGCTAGCCGTTGCAAGATTTTTGCGTTTTCTGTTTGCATTATGTCAATTATATATTTACAATCTTATAAATAAGACAATAGCGACAAGGGGTTTTTGCTATGAAACAATTATCTAAAACAGAAAAAGCCGTGATGAATGGTGTTAGCGTTTACGGTAACCGCGTCAAATCCGTTGCCGACGGAATGGCAAAAACAGAAACAGTTATCAAGAAAAGCACCAATGTAAAGCTTGGCAAGAAAGTGACGAAAGGCAAGCTTGCCGGATTCCCCATCTATACAGTGACGTTACAAGAACGCGCAACATGCCCGGCCTCATGCATCCATTGGCACGATTGTTATGGCAACAATATGATGTTTGCCGTGCGTTACAATGCCGACGCTGATTTAATAGCCGCAATGGAATCAGAGTTACATGTATTGCAAAAGAAACACCCGGCTGGCTTTTTAGTGCGTTTGCATGTACTAGGCGATTTTTTCAGCGTTTCATATGTGGCGCAATGGGCAAAATGGCTGGCAATGTTCCCGGCTTTGCATGTTTACGGATACACCGCGAATCAACCGGATGCATCCGACAACAAAGAACGCGGAATTGGTCAAGCCGTTCTATCGTTGCGTATGGCTTGCGGCATCCGTTTTGCGGTGCGTTTTTCCGGTTCATATAGCGACCAATTCAGCGCGTTATCGGCAGATGATGACAAGGCGGTTGATATGCTTTTCAGAAAGAAAGCTTTTGCTTGCCCTACACAAATCAGCAAAGAGACTGGAAAACTGGCAAAGAAAGATGAACCGACACTTGTCGATTCATGCGGTGCATGTGGCTTATGCTGGCAAGCTTCAAAGCCAGTCGTATTTTTAACCCATTAAAAGAAAGGCGTCACAATGTACGTTTATAAAAACAAATCCGGTGATATCGTTAAATTCATCAAGCCATTGCCGCGCAAAACGCAAAAAATACTTGGCTTCAAAAACATACCGCAAAAGCGCAAAGCATAAACAAGGCGGCACGGCTTGCCCGTGCCACTTTATGCCCGCATCGCGTCAAGTGGTGCTGGCATATGGTGAAAGCCAGCAATGCAACAATAAGGGAAAAACAACAAATGAAACATGAAACACAAGAGTTATATTTATTTGCCTTGCACGACGGCGATTTATACCGTCAACAACGCGAAAACATTGAAACCAATTTGCAGCGCAAATTTAATAAAGGCATATATGACCGCGAAAAAGCCGCGAAAATGTGGCTTTATTTTGCCGACGCAGCCGCGCAAAAATACCACAAAGATTTTCGCTGTTATGGTAAATGGTTTGTCATATTCAATATTGATATTAGGCGCGAATTGGCTGGCCTATTTGAATCAGAATATTTCGACCTAATGAAAATCAGAACGGATTCAGAATAATGAATCGCCGCGAAAAACTAGCAAGCGCAACCGGTACAATATCGGTTGTGCTGGCCTTTATCATAGCAGCAGCGGGCGACACTAGCACGGCTGGCTTGGCGATATTGTTTGCAGCGTTTGCAGCGAGCGCGATAGCTAGCTTCATTTTGAAAGGATGATTCCAAAATAATGCTTGCAATGGCATTGCATGCTGTTAATCTAAACTTGACACAATAAAGGGGTTTATCATGTCAAATCTAAAACAAGCCGCAAATCGGTTGAATAATCGGTCAGACAATCGGTCAGTCGTTGTCAGCCGTGACCCGGTTGGTATTCCGATCAAGATTGCCGCCGGTTTGATACCGACTAGCTGTTCAATGAACGACTATATCGAAGCAATCGAAACGCTAAAGGCTTTCGGTCTGTCAGAGCGGTATGGTGATTTTCTTATTGCTGAATGTGAAAACAAACTATGGGGTGAAATAGATGGCTAAATTTCATATCGAAGTCACCGCAATGGTGACGCAAACCGTGCTGATTGATGCTGATAGCATTGAGACGGCCGAACAGGTGGCAACCGATCAATTCAAGAGGCAGCTAACAGATTACCAGTCAGATGCTCAATTCGGTTCAAACATTCAACACGAACCGTTTTCGGTTGGCGATTATGACATTTACGAAAGTTACGAGGCGGAATAATGGATAATTACGAAAAAGCATTCTACGACCGTTACGGTGACGACAATCAGTCACAGATTCGGTCAGCATTAGATTTTGTCCTGTATGTTGAGCATTTTGACCCAACACAGGACGAAATGTCGGCAATGTTTCAGTCACTGCCTGACACTGAGCAACAACGGCTCAAAAACGCGACTAAACGCATCAAATCACTAACACAAGGGAAACAAAACAATGGCTAAAAAAGAACAATGGGAAATCGACCGCGAAAACCGCATCAAAGCTGAAAAAGCTAGTATGAATGCGCTAACACCAAGCCAGCGTGAAGCAATCAAAAAAGCGCATAATGCTTTGCGTGATTTTGTCAATGAATGGTCAGACGGCTTTGACCTATATAACGCCGAAACACCGCGCAACATAAGCACGGCTTTCTGGCAAATGCACCATCATTTTCATTTAGATGATGATGATGTTTGAGGCATTAGTCGGAATGTGCATCATGCTATCGGTAAACGGCGACAGGGTTAACCCTTGCTGGATAAAAGCCGATAGCAAGGTGTACATGTCAGCATCTGCTTGTGAGGCGGATGCCCGCCGATTAGAGCGCGACTATGTGCAACAGTTGGTTAAGAAATCAGATGAACCAGTCGTGGCGCATGTCGTCTGCAATCCAATAAAGGGAAACCAATCATGACCAGTTCAAAACGCCAGACGGTCAGCATCAACGACAAATTCAAAGTTGATGTTGACCCATACAACCACACGCTGATGCAGCACATGCCCAGCCCACAACGGCCTGACCATTGGGAAGTGGTTGGGTACTACAGCACGATGGCGGGTGCTCTTAACAAGCTGACCCAGACGACCGTCCTTGACGGTGCAGACGCTGACCTTATCAGCTATTGCCAAGCCATACTGGATGAAGCCAAAGCGGTCTGCCATCACAGCAAATAACCAGTGTCACTAAAATAGCTATTTTAGCTAGTTTTGCGACAGAGGATCAGCCCGGCATTAACCGGGCTTTTCTTTTGCTAGAACGGTTTCGGCAAACCTAGACCAATCGCCTTCCACGATTCATCTGTCTGGTCGGTTAGCATAAAAGCATTAACTGCCTTGAGGATGTCATCATATTTGAAGAACTGATCCTTATACTGATGCGCCAGCTTCAAAGCGGCTGATTTCGCATATTCCTCTTGCTTAGGTGACAGCGTGGCTACCTTCTTGCTCTGACATGCCTTCTTTGGGGCATTGGCGGCACTAGGACGGCGTTTGACCTCTCTTCGCACCCAACCCTGCCAAAATGCCTTTAAGGACGCATAGGCGGCTTTATTTCCGCCTTGCTCATTCCAGATGCGAATATCCTCTAACACCTCTTGCCAATCAAGGCCGCGATCAGTGGCATAGACCTTGTCCTCAGTGTCTGGCACCCAGCCCATTAAAAGCTGTTTTTTCTGCCGCTGTAATTTATTTGATTTAGTTATATCTGTCTTTTGTTCTTTCTGTTCTTTGTAAGTGTCCTTAAAAACCGGATCCGGTTTTCCCGTATCCGGAAAATGCGGACACGGTGAATCCATAACGAAATAGCGGGTTTCAGCAAATTGACCATCATTACGAGCAGATTCGCGCCGCATATATCCTAGCTGTTCCAAGTTTGCCAAAATTCGGTACACCTTGTCCTTGCCCCAGCCGAATCGGTTACGCAGATTAGTCGGCCTCACTTGCCAGTCATTCGGCTTTGAAAGCAGATACACCAGCACCGCCAGTGCATCGCTTGTCAGGTTCTCATCATTAATCATTTCATTGGGCAGCACCGCAAAGTTCTCTTGCAG